ACGTTGCAAGAGGTATAGCAAATGATTATTCGGCAGCAATAGTTGTTGATTGTACAAAGGCACCATATAAGATTGTTGCAAAGTTTAGAGATAACGATATTAAACCAATTGTTTTTCCTAACATTTTACAAAAGATAGGTAACGCATATAACAAAGCATATATGTTAATTGAGATAAACGACTTAGGACAACAGGTAGCAGACGCTTTGCAATTTGAGTTAGAATATGACAACATGATGATGGTAACGCAACGAGGCCGTTCAGGACAAGTATTAGGAGGGGGTTTTAGTGGTAGAGGTAATCAATTAGGATTACGAATGACTAAAGGCACGAAAAAAATCGGAACTTCTAATATGAAAAGTTTGATTGAAGCAGATAAACTAATCATTCAAGACTTCGATATAATATCAGAATTATCAACATTTATCGCAAAAGGTAAATCATTCGAAGCAGAACCGGGTTCACATGACGATTTAGTTATGTGTTTAGTCATATTTTCATGGGCAGCAAATCAAAGATACTTTAAAGAGTTGACCGATGTCAACGTAAGAGGTATGATGTTTACTGACCAACAGAATGCTATCGAAGCAGATATGGCACCTTTTGGATTTATTGACAATGGAATAGACGATCCAGAAGGAAATAACAATTCATTCTTTGATGACGCAGGTGAGTTATGGACACCTGTAGAAATACGCAAAGGAATATAGAGTTTTCGTATATGATAAATATACACAAAGGGTTATAACAAACAAAACTTAATATTAAGGAGAACGAACAAATGGCATTTCAAGTATCACCAGGTGTTCTAGTACAAGAAACTGACCTAACGAATATCGTACCAGCCGTATCTACTTCAATCGGTGCTGGCGTAATCGTTTCTACAAAAGGACCAGTTGACGAGATAACTTTAGTATCAAGCGAAAAAGAACTAGTTGACACATTCGGTGAACCTAATGGATCAACTTTCGAATATTTTTTTGCTTTATCAAGTTTCTTACAGTACGGAAACGCCCTTAGAGTTGTACGACCTGCTCTTGCAGGGTTAGTAAATGCAGTATCATCAGGATCTGCTATACTAATTAAAAGTACAGACGACTATTTGAACAACTATGGTTCTGGCGAAGCGAACGTGGGCTCTTGGGCTGCTCGTGAAGCAGGAACTTTAGGAAACAGTTTGAAAGTTTCTGTGTGTCCTAATTCAACAGCATATGCAAGTGCTGGTAGCACCAACTTAATCAATGACGCTTCTATGGCAGTCGGCGATACATCATTTACAATTGATGACGCTGGTGGCGATAAAATTCAAGTAGGCGACATACTAGAGTTTGGAGACGCTTCAGGTAACTTTACAGCTGCACCATCAGGACATTATTACAAAATAACAGACATATCTAGTTCAACAGTAACAATCGCAAGATTTAATCCTCAAACAGGAGTAACTGAAACTGGCGGTTTAAGACACGCTGTTGTTGATAACGCACAATACAAAAGATATTGGGAATATTATTTTCAATTCTCAAATGCACCATCAACTAGTGATGATGTTTCAGCTGCAGGCGGTAGTAATGATGAATTACATATCGTAGTAGTTGATGAAGATGGCGGTATCACAGGTACAGCAGGAACTATACTAGAAACTTTTGAAGGTTTATCACAGGCTTCAGACGCTAAAAATTCAACAGGTGGTTCAAACTACTATGTTGACGTAATCTATTCAGATAGTAAATATATTTACTGGATGGATCATGAAGCAACTTTAGCAAATGCAGGTTCTGCTAAAACAGGACAGACTTTTGATAATACTTTCACACAAACTATAACAACTATTGCTACTTCACTTACAAGTGGCGTAGATGGATCATCTGCTTTTACACCTACTAACGGTGAATTAGCAACTGCTTTTGATAGATTTAATGACACCGAAAATGTTGACATTAACTTATTGATTGCAGGACCTTCACAAACATCAGCAGACGCAACTGGCGATACACTTGCAACTAAAGTTATCGACATAGCAGAGCAAAGAAAAGATTGTGTAGCATTCATATCTCCTGCAAGAGATGATGTTGTTTCAAAATCAGGTTCAGATGTTTCTGATCCAATTAAGCAAACTGTAAATGTAAAAGCATTTGCAGACGGACTAGCTTCTTCAAGTTATGCAGTTATTGATAGTGGATACAAGTATATGTACGACAAATATAATGACGTATATAGATATGTTCCATTATGTGGTGACATCGCAGGACTTTGTGCTAGAACTGACAACGTTGCAGACGCATGGTTTTCTCCAGGCGGTTTCAATAGAGGCCAAATCAGAGGTGCAGTAAAACTTGCTTTCAATCCAAATCAAACGCAAAGAGATGAATTGTATAAAGCAAGAGTAAATCCAGTAGTAACTTTCCCAGGTCAGGGAACAGTATTATTTGGAGATAAAACTGCTCAAGCAAAACCAAGTGCTTTCGATAGAATCAATGTAAGAAGATTATTCATTGTTCTTGAAAAGGCGATTGCTACTGCTGCTAAGTTCCAACTCTTTGAGTTTAATGATGAATTTACAAGAGCTCAATTTAGAAATCTTGTAGAACCATTCCTTAGAGATGTTCAAGGCAGAAGAGGTATCACAGACTTTTCAGTAGTATGTGATGATACAAACAATACAGGTGAAGTAATTGACAGAAACGAATTTAGGGCTGATATCTTTATCAAACCTGCTCGTTCTATCAACTTTATCCAACTCAACTTTATTGCTACTCGTACAGGTGTTGCGTTTAGTGAAGTTGCAGGCGCTTAATTAGAAAAGGAGAAATAAAAAATGGCAAACATTAACGATTTCAAATCCCGACTAATTGGCGGTGGCGCTAGAGCCAATCAGTTTAAGGTAACTTTACCTTTTCCTGGTTACTCACAAGTTGGGGGAGAAACTTCTGATTTAGCATTCTTATGTAATGCTACTTCAATACCAGGTATGTCAGTAAGTGAAGTTGCTGTAAATTTTAGAGGCAGACAGCTCTATATTGCAGGTGACAGAACTTTTGCTACTTGGAACATAACTGTATTAAATGATACTGATTTCAAATTGCACAGAGCATTTGAAAGATGGATGAATGGTATAAACAACATGACAGATAACGAAGGGTTAACAAACCCATCTGATTATCAAGTGGATGCGTTTATCGACCATTTAGATAGAAATGGAAACACGCTTAAGTCTTATACTTTAAGAGGTGCGTTCCCAACTAACATTTCTGAAATTGCATTAGACTATGGTAATAACAATGCTGTAGAAACTTTTGATGTCACTTTTAGATATCAGTATTTTGAAACAGATACTACTACATAAAATAGAAAGTTATAAGGAAATATAATATGGTAGAATTACTTGGATTCCAAATAACTAGAGCTAAAGAAGATGGCGAATTAAAAAAGGATGGTGCGTCTAAACAGGCGTTCACCATCCCTACGCCTGATGATGGCACAACTACTATATCAGCTGGAGGTTACTTTGGCCAATATCTTGATATGGAAGTCAATGCCAAAAATGACGCTGACTTAATTAGACGATATAGAGAGATTGCACAAAATCCTGAATGTGATATGGCAATCGAAGATATTGTCAATGAGGTTATAGTGTCGGATGAAAGAGATAGTCCAGTCACATTATCTTTAGACAAGTTAGATATATCCGAAAATATAAAACAAAAAATAAGAAACGAATTTGATGAAGTTTTAAGTTTACTTGCCTTTGAAGAAAAAGGGCATGATATATTTAAGAGATGGTATACAGACGGACGAATTTATTTTCATAAAGTCATAGACCCACAAAGCCCTAGAAAGGGTATCACAGAATTACGATACATTGATCCACGAAAAATTAAAAAGGTTCGTGAGATTAAGAAACACCGAGATGTAAAATCAAAAGGTATTGAGATAGTTGAAAAAACTGCTGAATGGTTTGTATATAATGAAAAAGGTATACAATCAGGAAACACAAACGCAGGTGTAAAAATATCATCTGATTCAATAGTTTATGTAACGTCTGGTGTTATCGACCAAAATAAAAACATGGTTTTAAGTCACTTACACAAAGCGATTAAACCTGTTAATCAACTAAGAATGATTGAGGATGCTGTTGTTATTTACAGAATAGTAAGAGCGCCTGAAAGAAGAATATTCTATGTTGATGTAGGAAACTTACCAAAAGTAAAAGCAGAATCCTACCTAAGAGAAGTTATGGCAAGATATAGAAACAAACTTGTCTATGACGCTTCAACAGGCGAGATTAGAGATGACAGAAAACATATGTCAATGCTTGAAGATTTTTGGTTACCTCGTAGAGAAGGTGCAAAAGGTACCGAAGTATCTACACTTGCAGGTGGTCAAAACTTAGGTGAGATTTCTGATGTTCAATATTTTCAAAAGAAATTGTATCAATCTTTGAATGTGCCAATTAGTAGAATGGAATCAGAAGCAGGTTTCAATATTGGTAAGGCTGCAGAGATTACTAGAGATGAATTAAAGTTCACAAAGTTTGTTGCTAGATTAAGAAAAAGATTTACACAAGTCTTTAGTGATATACTCAAAACACAATTAGTCTTAAAAGGTGTAATGACTATTGAAGATTGGGTTAAGATAAAAGAACACATACAATACAATTATCTTAAAGATGGATACTTTGCAGAATTAAAAAATGCAGAAATATTAAGAGAAAGATTGTCATTGGCAGGCGAAGTAAGTCCTTATGTTGGTAAGTATTATTCAGTAGAATATATTAGAAAGAATGTACTTAGACAAACAGACGAGGACATTATGGAGATTGATAATCAGATTGCTAATGAAATTAAAACTGGTATCATAGCTGCGCCTCAAGGAGAAACCCTTGATAAGTATGAAGATGGCGATACCGATATAAATAATACAGGAGAATAATTATGGCAGATAATGAAGTAAAAACTGATAGTGCGGAAGTAGAAACACCAGTAAATCATGTAAACAACATGGTTAATTCTTTAGTTGACGGCGACAATGTTGCTGCTCAAGACGCATTTAAAAGTGCTTTAACTGATAAAATAGGACAAGCATTAGATGATAAAAGAATGACGGTTGCGAAAGATTGGTTAAGTGCTGGCGATGAATTAGAAGCAACACAGGATGCTGCTGGACTTGACAACGTTGGTCAAGAAGAACCAGTTGAAATAGAAGATCCAAGTGAAGCAGAAACAGAAGCAGAAAATGATACTGAGGTACAAGAAGTTTAGAAACGAAATTAATGAACGCAGATATGGCGGTCCTAAAAAATCTAAGGTGTATAGAACACTATCGCCAAAGATGAAGATTGTTATAGATGACTTGTATTCTGAAATTGAAAAATCATCTAATCCGGTAGGACAGATGAATGGTATAATAAGTAAAATTTCTGCTAAACATAATGTTAAAAAAAGTGAGTTAGAAAATTTTATTGACAACGAAATAATAAAGTAAAGGAAATAAAAAATGGCATTTGCAACTAGAACAATTAGAGATACCAACATCGCTACTGGTGAGGGTACTCAAGCAGGTTATGTAACTGTTGTACTTGACTTTGACGCCGATACTGCTACAGATAATTTAGCAGTAGATGGTAGTGCATTATCAGGTTTTGCAAACGGCGCTAAAATACATTTAACTAGAGCATGGTGGGCACTTTTACAAGGCACAGCTGCTAGTAATACTGGTGATGTAGAGATAGAATTTAAAGGCGCTTCAAGTGATACAACTTGCATAAGACTTGCGGGTACTGGACACTATGATGGTACAGCGGGAAGTATTAAAGGTAACGCAACTAACACAACAGCAACATCTTCGGACATCGAAGCTGTAACTAGAGGGGCAACAGGTTACGCAATTTTAGAGTTTAGAAAAGACGAAAACTATACTGCTTAGTGTTATATGGCAATTACGAATACAACCGTTGCTGATGTTAAAGGTGATAAAGTAATTATCACATCAAAAGGCATTGGCAACGAAACAGACCAAATCGTAGTTGACGCTGAAAAATTAATAGGCGGCACAAATGAATCCAAAGTAGGACTGATTGAGTGTCACTATCAAATAGAGAGCACAGGATCAGCAGGAATTTTAAGATTCTCTGCCTCTAGTGAAAGTAACAAACTAGGTTTACTCTTTAGTGGTAAATATGGTTTAAGACCTGACCAACTTATGTTTGGTAAGGATAAACAAATAAAACTATCAACGGACTCAAATGTAAAGAGTTATTTGTTAGTAACAGAATTTAGGAGATTTGATTAATGGCTGATGTAGTCACAACACAAACAATAGTCGATACAGTTGGAACTAAAACTGTAATTAAAATGACAAACATAAGTGATGGTACAGGTGAAACGCTTGTGACAAAAGCAGACGCTAGTGCTTTAAATTTTATGACCGAGGATGCAACTAAGAAAATTGCAAAAATCTGGTGGTCAATTAATACAACAAATGGTAAATCAGGAGTTGAATTATTATTTGCAGGTAGTGGGGCAAGTGCTGCTAATGCAACGATAGGATTTTTCTCTGGTACAGGTTACCATGATTACTTTACTTCAGGTAATAGTATTCCAAACAACGCAACACTTGAAGCGAATACATCACCTGCAGGTGACATACTGTTATCTACAAAAGGTTTTGTGTCAGGTGATAACTACACAATTATATTAGAAATTAGATAATGGCTAAAAAGAAAAAAGATTACTCTCGACAAATTCTTGAAAGAATTGTAGGGACAAAAAGAAAGACAGAAATTGCAGAAAAACTAAAACTTGCTTTTGCTGAAAAGTATGGAGTAAGAAAAGAAGAATTAAAAAAAGAGATTGTAGATAAAATCTATAATAAGGAAAAGGTGGAGAAATGAAACTAATTACAGAAACAATTGAACATATTGAAGTCTTGACCGAAGAAAAGAACGGAAAGAAAGACTACAAAATTCGTGGCGTCTTTATGCAGGCTGATATTAAAAACCGTAATGGTCGAATTTATCCAGTCGAAACACTTGCAAAAGAAGTGAAAAGATATACTACTGAATTTATAGATAAGAAAAGAGCTTTTGGTGAGTTAGGACATCCTGACGGACCAACGGTGAACCTCGAAAGAGTTTCACA